ATGTCTTTTACTACCTTTTTATTTGGTTTTTCTTTCATATTATTTAACTCCTACACTACAATATTCAGTTTGATTAAATTCACAAAATCGACAAGTCTTTTTGCTTGGCGTCGGTAACAGCTCTTTGTCTGTATAACTACCATCCTCATTAAACGCGGTATCAATAAATGTATTTAACCTATTTGCTACCTTATTCATAGAAACAGTTCCGCTAGCAGGTATAAATTTCTGAACCCTTTTTTGTGGAAAATCCACGTTTTCATATAATTTTCTTTTTACTATAAAATATTCTACTTCTATCTTATCTATTGGATGGTTATATTGTTTTGAATAAAATTGTTTATATAACAATAACTGTTGAGTTTTGTTTTCATCTCTTTTCATCCATTTATTCCAACCCATTGTAGATGTCTTTATATCACAAATTTTAATTACATCACGCAATTCATCATGAATAACAACATCAAGATATCCAACCATTGTTAACTCTTTAACTAATCCATATTCAATAGGAATTTCACAACCAATAAGTTTATACCCCTTCTTACTAAAATAAGAACCTCTGTGTTTCTTAAACCAATCAAGAATAGTAATACCATCCACATAAAATTCCGTTATATCTTTTTTAGTACAAGGTTCTTTTCCATCTTCCTCTTTTGCCTTAATAAAAAGAGTTTTCAGTTTATTCATTAACATTCTATCTAAATCTAATTCATTTGCATTTTTAATTGTTTCTTTATACATTACATTAAGATAGTGTTGTAATACCTCATGCATTGCTGTTCCAAATATCAAATGTATATTCTGTTCAGTTTTTGATATCTTATCAATATATCTTAATTTCCAATGGCGTGGACAATTATTATATAATGAAACTTGACTATAACTTATTCTATTCATCTCTTTTATAATTGTAAAATTAGAACTATAATTGCAAAAAGTAATATAATACCTAAAACTTTACATGCTACTTCTTCAAATCTACTCATTACATTTTCTCCAAACCCATACTGGTTCTCCAAAGGTATCACCCTCTTTTTCAATTAAAAATTCTGATTTTCTGTTTAATTCTTCTGTTTGTTTTGCAGTTCCTATACCAATACAATTTGGTCTCTTTCCCATTTCCATCCCAAAGCATTCTATATATTCCGAATCTTTAAAAGTATCAATATAATCATTCATTGGATTACATATTTGTAAATTACTCTTTTTCTTTTTTCCCTTACTCGAAGCATTTACATCCGAAATATTTACCATCAACAAACCTCCCGGCTTCAAGGTGGGCCAAATATTATCAATAGCCTTATGTAAAAATAATTCATTCCAACTATCAATATCTTTATATCTTACCCACGATTGTGTATCATCGTGGGAATATCTCTCCACATTAAAATATGGTGGTGATGTAAATACTATATCCATTATCCCTTCATATTTTGATAAATCGGCCTCCTCTGCCGGTGTACATATAAATTCACATCGCTTTTCAACTTCAAAAAATGTAGAATGTTTTTTATAAAACTCCGCTTGTTTCTCATATATAGGATGGTTTTCTTTCTTTGGATCTATCCCAACATACAGTTCTCCATAATCTGAACCATAAAATCCAGCCAATCTATCACCCCAACCTGCACTAAAATCTAATATATTTTTACATTTATATCTATCATATATTCCCTTTGCTACATTAGGTTTAAACTGAGAACAAATATATTTTCTTAAAGCAATACACGCCCTCAATACGGATTTATCTACTTGAGGCACTTCGAGTGTAAATAAAGAACCAAGTAAAGTATACATAAATTTTTTATTTTCCCAAGTTCTAAATGGGCCTGGAGAAATAGTACCATCTACTGACCATCTATTTTTTTGTTGAAAATAGTTACTAGATTTATTACCAACATTTAATCGCCTAATTAAATTATCGCTACGTTTCCATTTATATTCTGATCTAGCAAACCAATGTTTCTTCACATACAAATCGTTCCACTTTACACCCTTCAATTTTTTATACTCAGCTAAACATTCTTTCTCTGTTATATCCATAAATGGTAAATCATATTCCATAAGAACTTCTACTAAAGATTCTTTTATGTCCTCTTTAGAAAAAGTTTCTTTTATGTATGTCCATTCAGTTTTATCTATACTGAAATACGGCTCCATATTTCTAAATTTTTCAAAGTATGGATTCAATTATACTCCCCATTTACCATTTTTAACTATCTGTGCTATAATTCCATATACAGATAAATCTTTAAATGCGTCCATAGTTGGCTCGTTTCTTGCTTCTCTGTCATTATTAACAATAAGATTTAATAACCTTTGAACTTTATCATTAACACGAACAACCAAAGCGGTTAAACTTAATTTCTTATTTATAGCCTCACCCAATCCAGTTCCCATTGATATGTTAGTCGGGCCATAGTCCATCTGTTTCCTACAGAACAGTTCATATTGTTCCTTTTGAATTCTTTTAAACTCTCCAGCAGTTTCAGGATAATGTTTTTCTATAAATTCCGTTGCACTTGTTTCTTCAAGTTCAGTATCCTCTCCAGTTAAATCCGTTTCCCCCAACTTTACCTTATTTGGTTTACGTTGTGGTGGAATATATGGTTCACTAGCCGAATATAGTGTTTTTTTCGAATCTTCTTTTAAAACTTCTACCATTTTTATTTCTCCAATTTAAGTAATTTAATTTTTTTAGGTTCAATCCCATACATCTCAAGTATTTGTTTCAACCCTTCTTTATTAATTAATTCAATATATTCTATTGCTTGTTTACTACTACATTCAAAATGTTTGGTTATTGTAGACACCAATAACTTATCATATTTCTTACTATTACGATTTTTAATATATTTATTATATCGTTTACCTTTAGGTAACACATCACAATACCACTTATACACTTCTCTTGATTCAAGTAACCCAACAGAATATTTCTGAAAATAATTAACTGCCTCCAAAAATTCATCATCCATAGATAAGAACCTATTTATCATATACGGTTGAAATGTTTTACGATCTGTGTCTGAAAACTCATCCCAATTCTTTTTTGTAACAAGTACTTGGTTTAACCAACCAAATAAATTCAAACTCATACTGTATCTAATTTTTGAAGTAGACTCGTGGCCCTAAATGATGCTGATTCCGGCATATTTACAATCTTCTCTCCACTCCATCTATTATAAATAGATGTACAGAACGGACACATATGATGTTCAATTACATCTGATTCATTATCTATCAAACCAACCCAATAAAAATAAATCCGCCCTTTTCGTGAATAATACATCTTTTTTGTACATTCAGGACACTTTGCAGTATTATTATGTACTGTTGTATCAATCGCCATTTTCTTTCTCCCCATTAACTTTTCCGAATAATAATTCCATTAAATCTTTTACTTCTTCATCAGTTTCTGCCTTTACTTTAACAAACCCAGGTGCACCCTTAATTCCAAACATCCTTTTCATTTTTTTCCATCGTTTCTGGCATTTGGCACATACCGAATGTTTTTCCAGCCACCATTTAATTACACTCATTTCAAATCGTTCCCATCAACCTAATTAACATTGCCATAAAATTAATTTCCTTATCGACAACGTGAGCATCTTGATATTGACTTTCTGCTAGTATTAAAATACACTCCGAAATCTTTCCATTAGAATATGTGTCCACCTCATCATATAATAACTTATACAATTCCGAATAATCACTAACATCATTGTCTGCTAACAATTGTCTAATCTCTGATAGTTTGCTTCCTGACGACAAACATTCCAACAATTTAAGTTTATAATTACTCTGAATAATAGAACTTACATCTATTTGTAACTTCCCATCTACTACTTGTCTTTGAGCAGAATTAATAACCCGACGAATATCAGGATAACCAGAGTTTACTATTAATGCTAAATCATCAAGACTATAAGTTACATCTTCAGATTCTAAAATGTTCTTTAAAAACAATGCAACATCTTTCTTTGATGGTGGAATAATTTTATATGATTGACATCGAGATTGTATTGGATCAATAATTCTCTCAACATAATTACAAGTTAAAATAAATCGAGAATGTTGAGAAAAAGTTTCCATTACATTACGTAATGATGCTTGTGCGTCTGGTGTTAAATAATCACTTTCATCAAGTATTATAATTTTTAGTGGTTTAAATCCAACTGATGAAGCAAACATTTTAATTTTGTTTCGGATGGTATCAATACCACGTTCATCAGACGCGTTAATATACAGATGATCACAATCAAGATTTGTAACAATAATTTTGGCGAGAGTAGTTTTACCAGTTCCCGCTTTGCCATATAATAACAAATGTGGAACATCACCGTCCCTAATATATCGCTCTACCTTTATCTTTAAATGATCATTACCAATATACGTATCTAATGTACGTGGTCTATAACGTTCTACCCAGAGATGATGATCTTTTTCATACATCGTAATTTACCAAAACTTAAACGAGAATTGCTGATACAATATAATATGTCGAATCATAATCATCAACCTTGAAACTAATACGAGATAACCCTTCAGTAGAAACCTCTAAAATGGCTGATGAACATTCCTTATTAGCTACAAACACTTCCTTAAACAGTGGTGCGCTAAATGAAATTATATCATCTACTTTAGATCCAGAATATTCAACTGGAATTGTAACACGATTTGTATTTGTGTTAGAATGACCAATTACAACACTCAAATTACCATT